TATTGATGATAAAAATGATGCTAATAGTAATTTTGATATGATTAAATATTATATTTTAAAGAAAGATATTTATCAAAAATTAGCAAATATACAACTAGGTTTATATATGGCTCATGTTTCATATATATATTTATATTTTAATAGTTTTATAAAAGACCATACATGTTCTGGTTCTGATATAATAACAAATGAATATATTAATAAACCAACAGCGATATGTGGAGATGATGGTAGGAAACCAGAAGATTTTATACTAGGTGGTGGTGGTTTTAGTCATATTGTAGGTTATAGTGATAAAATTCAACAATTTAGAGATAAGAATAAGACTATGATGAAGGCTTCGAATCAGAAATTGAGCGAAAAAATTAAACAATATAAAAAGGAAGAAAAGGAAGGCAAACGGGAGGATGAAGCGTCAGCAGCACAAGGAGGAATACCACAACAACAACAAGCAGACGCAGCAGCAAGAAGTGCATCATTCGGAGAAGCAACAAATAATCTTACAGGAAATACACCCTATTTTGGTGATAGAGGTAATACATTTACGTCTGGGAGGAGATTATCAACATCGTCAACCTATAGTAATCAATCAGCAGCAAACGTAGCAGCAGCAGCAACAACAACAGTAGTACCATCATCAACAGCAGCAGCAGCACAAGCAGTACCAGCAACAAATCCAGCACAAGCACTAGCAGCAAGACCACTACCAGCAGCACCAGTACCAGCAACAACAGTAGTAGCAGGAAAAAGCAACACCAACGAAGGAGCATATGAACTATCACTACCACCAGTAGTAGGAGCAACAGCAGCACAAGCAGCAGCAGCAACATTAGGAACAGCAGGAGCACCACCACCACTACCACCACTACCACCAGCAGCAGTATCAAGACAAGGAAATCCAGCAGCAGGAAATTCAGCAGCAGGAGCACAAACAGCAGTACCAGCAAAACCAGCAGCAAAAGCACTAATACCAAAAAGAAAAGCACCACCAGTACCAGTACCAGCAGCAGGAAATTCAGTAGCAGGAAAAGGAAAAGCAGCAGCAGCAGCACCAGTAGCAAAAAATATAAAAGATTTAACTGACAAAAATTTCAATTCCGGAGAGAGCAATACCAACGTAAAAGCAAATTCATCAACAGGAGCAGCAGCAAAAGCAGCACAAGCAGCAGCAGCAGTACAAGCAGGAGCAACAGTAGTAGGAGCAAAAAAAAATATAAAAAACACAACAACAAACAGCACTAGAACCAACGAACCAGGAAATAATAATAATAATCCAAATGAACCTTTAAAAACAAATTCAATTTATGGAAACCCCTCTTTAACATCTGCATCAAATGAACAAAAATATAATAACAGTAAATTTGTGTCAGATAGTAACTTGTCTGGCAGTAATACCGCGTTTGTTCAAACTGAACAACAAGGAAATGAATCGAACTACGATACAGTACTCGGAATAGGGAACCCCTCACCATATAACAGCACAGAAACATATGCTAAAGGTACAGGACCACATTTAACACCTAATGTATCTTTAACACCAAATATACTTTACCAACGAACCAACCAATCTAGAGACCACATATACGCTGACCCATACGAAGTACCCCCCCCAATTCAAGGGAACAATAAAAACACAAAACACTACCCTCCCATAACAAAAAAGATAAAAAAGGAAAACGAAGATTGTCAAAAATATTGTATTAAACTAGATCAAACTGGAAAATGTTCTCTAAAGGAAGAATACAGTAATAATAAAAAATTATCCAAAAATTGGAGGAAATCTTTTTGCCCACAAAAATGTGATGGATATCGTAACGCAGTAAAAATTATCTGTAAATCAAAACTAATTAAAACCGTCGATATTTCAGAAGGTGGTTCCAGAAAGAATAAACCCCCCCGTAAACAAACCAAATCCAAACCCAAATCCAAATCCAAATCCAAATCCAAATCTAAATCCAAATCCAAACCCAAATCCAAATCCAAATCTAAATAATTCTCAAATTATATTTATCTTTTCAACATTTTCATTATAAAAATTATAAAAATTATAAAAATAAGATATAACTAGAATAATAAAAATATTAAAATATTAAAATATTAAACTATAAAATATAGCAAAAACAATATAACATTATAATAATATAGAAATATGAAAGAAATCCAAAAACACACTAGAACAAAGAATAGAAACATTAGTTCTAGGAAAACAAAGAAACAAACCGCTGGTGGTATAAAGTCTTTTCTTTTATCTATTAAACTTAAAAAACTCAAAAAAATAGCAAAAAATAAAGCGAAAAAACTAGAAGCATCATACAAAATTTATATAACTGCCATTGAAAATACAAAATCCCATATTATATCTAAAATTTATAGTAATCAAATTCCATTATTTAATACTATTTTAAGTAATACTCAAACTCAAGTTACAGAGAAAACCACTGAATTAGTAAAAAAATACAAAAACGGTCTATCACATATTCAAAATGGAAAACATCAAAAAGATGGCATACTAGGGAAAAAAATTATTAAACATTTTATTGAATTACGTGAAGCTGAAATGAATTATAATATTAAAACTAAAGAATATCAAGATAGCATTAATAATATGAAACAAAGCGTTCCAGAATTATTAACGGCTTTGCAAAGTAATTCAAAGAGTTCAGATAACCAAAAAAAATCAACACTAAATAAAGAATTTAATGAAGCAATAAACGCTTTAGAAAAGAGTATGACTAAAATAATTGAGGATAATGAAAAGGAATTAACTAAAATACGTGGCACATACGGCATTGATAGATATGAGAAATTTTATGGAGTTGAAATTCGTACAAATTTACCACCAAACATGCAAACACATATATACCAAACATCAAAAAGATTATTACGAGAATTTATTGACCTTTTTAGAAAGATTACAGATGAATATTCTATTGTATCATTTCAATATAATATTAATAATAATAATAATACTAGTAAAAATACATCTGACAGTAATAATTCTGAATTAATGAAAATGTTTTATAAGAAAAAAAATGAATTAATGTCTTATCAAATAGATAATCCTACCCAATTAGCAGCATATGATTTGGGTTTATACAATTTTAGTGATAATTCAATAAATATTAACAATTTAGCAAATTTAAATTTCATTGGCAAGTATCCTAAATTTGTGGAAAAGATAATATATTTATTCAGTCAGAAAGATGATATGTATCATAGTTATAGCGGATATGAAAAATTTGAATTTAATAATGATGATGATAAAATATTTAAAAATTTAAATAATAAAGTATATTTGAGAGATTTTGTAGGAGCTTCAGTTTCAGATGAAAAAAATTCAAAAATTAAACTAATTAATTCTTGTTATCGTTCTATTTTATTTGACAAATTGAATAATATAAATAATGTTTATGATATAAAAGACATTACATATTGGGATAACGTTGATTTCTCATACAATTTATGTAATTATATTAACATTATTATTAATAATAATAATAATAGTATTAATAATAATTTTTTAAATAGGATTATTATTGCTGAACTAATAATATTTGACATTTTGTTAAATAATGACAGACTTAAAATAGATAATTTAAAAAGAACTAATTTTAGTGGTGGTGGTGGTGGTAATGAAAATAGTAATAATAATAATAATAATAATAATAAAGAAACTAACAGTAATAAAGAACCTAACCGTAATAAAGAAGAAAAAAATAAAGATGAAAGAATAAAAGAATTGAAACCAGATGCACAAAAGTTTTATACCGAAAAAATCAAAGGTTTGACTACTACTAAAGAATATTTAGATAAAAATTATAAGGATATTATAAATAACCTTATGAAAGAAACAAATTAAAAATTTCCCATAACATTTTCCCTTTTTTTTTAAAATTTATAAAATTGAAATAACATAACAACCAAAATTGAAATAACACCTTAAGTATATTGTTTGTATAAAAATTATTAAAAAGACTAGACAATTATTTTATGAAAATTTCATAATTAATCGGCAAAATGAATTACTATCCAGATCAATATTATCCACGCCCAACGGCAACAGAATATATTTTAAAAGTAATAAATACTGGTGTTAATATGCCTCTCACTTATATATTATTAATGTTCTCATCAGTAATAATTATATATCTAGCTAATAAATTATTCACAATTCATAATGATATGGAAAGAAGTATGGGTAATATGACACCTAGTGAATATAAGGCACATACTGTAAGCATACATCAGTTTCTAGTTAATAATAATAACAGTTGGAAGATAATCAAATACTTGAAACAAAATTCGGAATACTTTAATTTGGTGGAATATATCATATATATTAAAAAGACTGATTTCGAAGATATTGGTCTTTATTTGGATGATAATCTAAAGAAACTATATATGACAGAATTTGAGAAATATGGTGATAGGCAGTTCAATCCTTGTCGCGATGGAATTCGTTATCTACCAGTTCGTGATGAGGATGTTGTATTATTCAGTAATTATCCGCAATTAACATTTCTTCGATGGGTTTGTCAAACTGGATTGGATTGCTTTATTACTAAAAATTTTAATAAAGTTAAAGCGGATTATGATGAGTATATTGAAAGATTGTCTAAAAATACTTGTGATACTGATACTTCATCAGATGAAGAACCTGAAAAAGATATGACTAATACTACTGATAACACTAACACTGATGAAACTGATAAAAAAGAAAAATAAATAATTTAATTACAAATAAACAATTACAAATAATATATATAAAAAAATTTTAATATTATATATTCATTTTATTTTTTATTATATTACATTTATTAATTAACTAGTCGAAGAACTACTACTACTCGATGAATTACATCTACTATTTCTTTGTTCTCTAGAATAAGTAGAATATTTGCCTCCATCTTCGGTTTTTGCTCTACTATCTAGCCATAATATAATATTCTTAGTATATCGTTGAAGACATTTACATTTTATTAGTTTCCCACATACACATTTATCTGGCATAATAGGCATAGATTTATTTAACTTACCTTGCCAATTTATAAATCTATAAAAACTAGTTGATATTATATCTAGTAATTTCTGACATTCTTCATCATTATCTAAATTAAATTTTGTAGGTAATCCAAATATAGCAAATCTAGGGAATTCAACAATGGAATTAACCATTCTATAACCTTTCCACTTTACTAGAGTATAATAAAATTTTTGTGTATTTTATAATTTACAGTTTAATATAATAAAAATATCAATTTTCAAATAAAACATAAAACATTTTATAAATTATCGTGCTGATCCGATAATTGAATTTAAATAAGTATTATCATCATAATTATCATTTCTTACCCTTGGTTTATGTGTTCCAGCATCAACTTTACTTTGATGTCCTAGTATATCTAACTTTTGTAATCCTAGGTTAGCAACACTATGTCCGTGTTTTTCAATAATACAAGCCATTTTATTTTCATCATATTCACCATCTGTTTTAGCACATAAATTAACGTATGACCCAAAGACAGAATGTGCTGCTGTAGATGGTAAAATTCCGCTACCAAGAGACCCATCAGCACAACCGTGTAATTGATTACCACCTAAAATACAATGCTTATCACCTTGACGTTTTTCAAACCAATATGAACTACAATCTTTACCTAAAATAGCATCACATTCGTCTGTAGTGGTATCATTATTATTGCTAGTAAAACCTTCACGTAATTCATCTACTGTGATACCAGCGAGACGCATTTCTTCATTAATGGTGTCAAATGGCATATTACCAGACAGTTTCTTTTCATAAACACCATTTGTAATTAAGAGAGTAGGGATTATTTTTATATCAAATGCGGTACAAGTATCTTTATTACTGTAGCATTCTACTTCTACTTTATCAATATCGTCTGATAGTCCATTTTTAATACGTTCCCAAGTTGGCATAAATGAAATACTAGCAGGGCAAGATGTTCCGTAGAATAGTGTTACTGTTTTTTTGTTATCAAATCCCTCAATCGCTTCGTTAGCCATAGCTTCGTTAGCCATAGCTTCAATTGTTTTAAGTTCCTCTTTAACTTCGGTCTTTATTTCTTCTGTTTGTTCTCTATCTTCTTTCCATTTTTGAAGTTTCCTAAGTTCAACAATGGTATTATCTTCTACGGCTTTGTTTAACATCTGTGTAACAATATATAATATTGCGAGTACCAAAAGACCTTTAACAATACAATTCATAATTATATATATTTTTAATATTTTAATTTATTTTTATTTCGTAATAGAAGTGCTATTATATTATCAACAGATATTATAACAGTAATAATGCCAAATAAAACTTATGACACATATCGGAAATATTACCAAACATTAATAAATCATTTACTAACTTATAATACAAAACACGAGCAGTTAAAACAACAAGACCCAATAAAAGGGAATAAACCTTTTCGTTTCCAAATTCCGAAAACAACAATATTAGAACTTTCGCGACACGTGCGTGTATTATTGAAACGGGAACCCAATTTATTACGGTTAAAAGCACCCTTTAATTTATTTGGTGATATCCACGGTCAATTTGGAGATTTAGTAAGGTTTATTCATATGATTAATAGGTCAAATGGTAAAAAACGATTTATATTTAATGGTGATATTGTGGATAGGGGGAGTTGTAGTATAGAATGTTTAATGCTATTATTTGCTATGAAATTCTGTTTTCCCAATGATGTTTATATAATGCGAGGTAATCATGAGAGTATGGATATTAATCAAATGTATGGATTTAAAACAGAATGTCTAGAACGTTATGGAGATGAAGTAGGTTTCAAAATATGGAAAGATTTAAATACAACATTACAATTATTGCCTATATGTTGTACTATTAACGAGAGTATATTTTGTACTCACGGAGGAATACCAAGACAACCCCTTAATTCACTAGACGATATTAATAAAATAAACAGAAATATGGTAATTCCCAATGAAGGTATAATGTGTGATTTAATGTGGTCTGACCCGAAATCACATAAGACACAGTGGGCTGATAACGAAAGAGGTGTAAGTCATACATTTAATCAATATGCTTTACAGAAGTTTATGACTAAGCATAATCTTTCATTGGTATGCAGAGCACACGAAATGGTAAATGAAGGATATAAGTTTTTCGCAGGTAATAAGTTGGTTACCATATTTTCAGCACCCAATTATTGTGGAGAAAGGGGTAATAATGGTGCTGTAATGGTAATAAATGAGAATATGGAATGTTCTTTTATTGTGTTAAAACCAATATCTAAAACAGTAAAAAAGTAAAACTAGTATTAGTCAATTAAATCAGGGTCATTATCCATTTCAAAATTTGGTATATCGTCCAAATCATCGTCATTGTCGTCAGACTGTTCAAAATCGTCAATATTCATATTTGTTATATTATCCTTAACGTTCATTTTAACAATAGTCCATAGCATTCCAAGTTTGCCATTATATTTCCACATTCCATAACAAACAATCCAGGCTTTAACAAGTGTATCTGCGGTTAATAGGTTATGAATAGGTCTATCGTAGATTTCATTATTATATTTAATATGTTGTATATCATTACTAATTTTACATCTAATGTAATTATATTCTGTAGTAGAAGTAGATATATTATTATTCGGTTCTAATTTATTACCACGTAAATCCATTTCAAATGGTGTTTTATAAGAAGATGCTATATTTTGTTGTTGTAAGCGTAATAGTGATGTATTTTGACGTATATTATGTATCTTTAAAGTATGACAATATACATCATTATAACTAGGTTTATATGGATTCAAAACATTTGATAAATCGTCATCTACATTCGATAATTTAGGTTCTAAATCTTTATATGTCAAAGGAGTTTCCTTCATAATACGATATTGTTTGCGTAAAAAATCTTGGGAGTGTTTATCAATTCCATTTATAACAGAGTAGAATGTATCTATTTCACTATTATTATTATTATTAATAAATGTTAATTCAATATATGATTTTTCCATATTTTTACCAGATATTTCAATTGGATTTGCAACTTTCAACCAAGGTGTTTCAAACATTAACCCATCTAGGAATATTGTGGGTGTTTTATATGTCATACCAATAAATTTATTACTACGAGGACCGTGAATATCATAATATATGAAATTCGGATTAAAGAAATTTTGATTTATTGATAAATATTTTACATTTGATATTTCTGCCATTTTTTAGTTTTTAAATTTTTATTTATTATTTTTAGTTTTATTTATTTATTTTTTTATTTAGTTTTCCAATTTTTTGGGTTATTTTAGGTTATTTTAGGTTATTTTAGGTTATTTTCTATTGTTTATCAAATCCTTAAATATTAATTAAGGTATTTTTAGTATTATTTTTAATTTTTCGGTTATTATATTTTACTAACTATATAATAATTTAACATTTACAACCAAATATGAAATATAAAATACATTTAATTTATTTTCAATTTGAAGAGTAAGATGTCGTCAAACTTCTTACTTAGACCGTTTAGGTGGTTATTCTCTAACAACATTAGCGATTTAATAAAGCGTCCCAGCGATGAAAATATGAAGCTTTATAAATTGTTAATATTTAGTTTAGATGGTGTGTTAATTGATAAAATGAATAGTAAGGTACTACCTTTAGCAGTCGAGACTTTTAACAAATTAAAAACGGAGGGTTATCGTATGTGTATTATAACGAATGAATGTAGATATTCCCCTAAACGTGTGCGTAAGGATTTAGTGTTCTTAGGGTTTGATTTGGATAGTAGTATTGATATTATAACAGCATCTTCCCTAACATTAATATCCCTAACAAACATATTGAAGTGGAGACATGTTTCTAATAATTCATCTAATATAAGTAGCAACCCAGATAACTTGTCATCAAAGTATATTTCACGTAAGTCTTATAATAATATGTTAAATGAAGCATCAGATATAAAACCTGTAGTATCAGCAACACATTTCGGTATCATCGGTAATGTCAATTTATATAATTATTTGAGGAACAGCATTTGTAAGAAATATCGCAATGCTCATTTATATTATATTGAAGATTGTATAAATCCTTCCAGAAAATTAGATTATATTGTAGTTGGAAGTGTTAATATTGATAATAATTTGGATAAGATAGTTGATAATAGTGTTCGTTGGTTTCGGGAAAACAGTACAGTATCCGTAATATTAGCACATTCGGATATTATGCCAGAAAATCGCAAATCTGTAAAATATATAAATCCAATTCCATTAATAAATAAGATAGATGAATTGGGTAAATCGTTAGATAAAGACTTTGAAATGCCATCTGATAAAATCGCAGTTGGTAAGCCATATTGTAGTGAGTTCATTGATAAATTTATAGAAAGATATGATTTGAAAAAAGAAGAAAAATTACCTGCTTTAGTTATTGGTGATGATTATAATGCTGATATGAAATTCGCATTCTCAGCCAATTGTGATAAGTGTCTAGTATTAAGTGGAAACACACAAATTAGTGATATTGAAAGTAAAAAAATAAACACCGATGATATAGAATTTGTTGTACCTGATGTATCATATTTAGGTTTATAATATGTTATTATTATGTTATTATTATTTTTAGTATTATTTTTAGTATTATTTTTAGTATTATTTTTAGTATTATTTTTAGTATTATTTTTAGTATTATTTTTAGTATTATTGTAGTATTTTTTTCTTATTATACAGTAAAAATAATATAACAAATATGGATAGTCGTGAATTGTGTAAACGTGTTGTTAAATTGCTAACACTTGGTCTAGTAGTAGCATTTTCAGCTTTACTTCTAGGAAAGAGTAAGAATATGGAAGAAGCACTTATGTTGGCTCTTATTGCGTCTGCTATGTATGGTGTATTGGAACAATTTGCTCCTAATCTCGCAGAAAGTGCTAAATTCGGTTCAGGATTTACATTAGGGTCTGCTTTAGTAGGTGGGTTATAAATTACTATGATTTTTCTTTTTTTTGCGGTTTTTATTATTCGTTTTATATCTGTCAGAATAGCAAATCAATCAGAAATTACAAATGGAAGATAACTCTAATTTAGCAGTTCTTGTAGATGCCAAGAGAGAATATACAAATCATTTAATTGATGCTCTTCGCTCTGGTATTATAACAGGTCTAAAAGGACTTTATGATGATGCCGATGAAGCTTGTAAGCATGATAATACGCCAAAGGAAGTAATTATGGAATTCCAACGTAATTTAGAGAGAGTTCCCAAGTGGTCTCAAGATGTAATTAATAAAGAATTAAAAAGGATTGGTAAAGAGGCGGATTGGAATGATAATCTAAGTGATTTAATTACTGCAACATTTATTACACATACAAAAGTATTAGCTGTATTGAACAAGAATAACAAAAAGCGTATTGAATTAAAAGTTCCAAAATCTAATCATTTCATTCACTTATGTTATATTGAAAGTGCTAGGAAGTTATGGAAAGCACCTTATTTGTTCTGTGTTAGAGGTAATAATAAAATCGAACAATGTCGGAATATTGAAGAAACTGATAATATTATTAAAGTAGCAATTGAAGAAACAATTCGTAAATTACTACCTGTTAAGGCAATCTTACGAGAATATTTCGATGACGAAGCAGAAGAAGAAGAGCCTAATGTCGAAGATGAAGATGTTAAACTATCAATGACACCTAGACAAAAAACTAATATTCTTAGACTAGTAAAGAAAGAATTAGAAAATACAAATGGTAATATTGATGTTAATAACGAATCTGATATTAGAAAATTAATTCAAGAAGAATTAAGAAAAGTATCCTCATCAAATTCAAAACCTAATAAATTAGTAGAAGAACAACCAACTAGTGAAGTTTTAGAAGAAATTGTAGAGAAGGTTAAAGAACTACAAGAACCACGCACTTCCACTGATACAGAACAAAAAGAAACCGTTGTATCCGATACTACTATCGAAATCCCTAATAATACAGAAGAAGAACATATTACTAATACCGATGAAGTTGCTACCACATCAAATGAACCCCCTACAACACCTAATAATACACCTGTAAATAGTCCTAATGATATTCCAGTGGATACACCCGTAAATAGTCCTACTGATATTCCCGTAGATACACCAGCGGAAGATGATTATGATGATGATTTTTTTGTAGATGATGTCGATATAGGAAGAGTATCAGAAAACGAAACTGAAGACGAAACATCGGAAGTTCCACTACATACAGAGGAAGACTTACAGAAATTGTTAGAAGACAGTGATATGGAGGCTTCTTCGATTAATATTGATGAACCTAAAAAACAAAATATACCAATTAGACCTATGGAAGATATTGAACTAGATAGTGATTTTGAACTAGATAGTGATGTTGAAATGGATACATTTGAAGAAAATAGTGAAGTTTCGAAAGATTCTGAATTCTCATTCTTCTAAATGTTTATTTGAATATTTTATACTCTTTTATACTCTTTTATACTCTTTTATACTCTTTTCCATATATATATATATATAATTTCTATTATTATAATTAAAATAGTTATAAATATTATTTAGTTATAAATATTATTTAGTTATAAATATTATTCACTATAATTAATAAGGAAAAATGTCAGTAAAAAAATGTCCAGTTGGAATGATTATTTCAGAATTTGATTATGAAACATTAAGAAAAAAAAACTTAGGTAAGGTTCGTGATTATTATAATACAGTATTATCAGATTATACAGAAAAATACTATAAATATTCCAATAAAAAACTATCAGAAAATCAAGATGATATTGATAATTCTGCTTATTTAATAAAGGAAAAAGGTAGTATATCCTCCCTCAACGATGATTTAATTGATATCAGCAAAAATCTAAATCAAGTAGTTTTAGATGATTTCGCTGATATCAAAAAGCAAATAAATGAGGTGAAATCACTAGAAGGTGATTTAGAAGCAGGACGTGTGCGTGTTAGAGATTTAAATGATGCCATATCAAAACAAAATATTAACTCTAGTGCTCATCAAAGTAATCTAGAAGGTACTAAAGATATGAGAAGCACATATGAATATAAATATAAAATTCATATTATTAGTGTTATCATTCTTACTCTTATTATAATTGTCATCATATATATGATATTAGCAGATGATACTAATCCAACTAGTAATAAAATAAATAATAACCTACGTAATATTCTAAATATGAATAATACTAATAACAAGAATACTAATAAAATAAATAATAACCTACGTAATATGCTAAATATGAATAATACTAATAACAAGAATAATGTGCCTAACAACGATTTATTAAATAATTTATTGGCAAATAATAAAAAAAATTAATTATTCATTTCATTTTCAAATATTCTTTTCTGATAATAATAAGACTAAATCTATAGTAATAAAATAATATAAAAAATGGGTGATACACAAATTCAATTAATACGCCAACATAGTAAATTAAACGAAGACATTAAGAACACTATCAAGGCACAAGAAAGTTTATATAGTGATATTCAGAAAATAGATAATGAATATTATGATAACAATCGTAAGAAATTTAAGATTAATGAAAAAATCACAGACCTAGTAGAACATCGCAATAAAATATGGAGTTTCCTTAATGATAAATATAATGATAATACTAGACTACGTAAAAACTTATACAAGAGGGCTGATGATTTAATAAAACAGAAAGAAGAACAGATTAAAGAAACCCAGTATTTAGAGGATAAACTCCGTGATATGCAAATTGGGTCTGATACAACAAAACGCAATTTTCACGAAGAAAAATATCAAAAGGAAAGATATGAATACTATGTTGATTTTCTCCGAATTATTAGTATTTCATTCACTGTTTGTATTATAATATTGTCTCTAGCATATAGTGGTTTTATTGGGTCTAGTATTCCTCTATTATTAGTTGGTTTAATTATTATTACAGTAGTTAGTTATACAGTCTATTATGTTTATATCGCAAATCTAAATAGACATCATATGTTTTGGAATAAATTACATCATCCAAATCCTAAGATAGATACATCATCTTGTTATAATAATTCTAGTTCATATAAGTCTGATGAAGATGTAGAATATGAGGAGAAACAACGCATTCTAGAGGAAAAACTAACGGAAATGACTAAAATCTGATACTTTTGGTTAAATATTTATCATTTTTAACAAAAATTGTTTTTTTATTTACTAATAATGATAATTTCATTTACATACACTATTTTGTTTCAATTGTATGAACCAAAATACAAAAATGGCTAAGCGCGGTGGAAAAAAAGGTAAACAAGCGAGAGCCGAACGTAGACGGGAAGATTTTGAAAAAGAACGAGATGAGAAAAAAACATCTAATGTGGAGGAAGATACACAGTCCTATACTAGTAGGATAGGTACACAACCCAATCCTAGAAGAGTAGGTACACAGCAGTCCTATACTAGTAGGATAGCTACACAGCAGCCCTATACTAGTAGGATAGCTACACAGCAGCCCTATACTAGTAGGATAGGTACACCTTCCCCTACAGGTAGATATTTTCCACTAAACCACCCTCAATCTGCGGAGGAAGGTACACAACCCAATACTAGAAGAGTAGGTACACCTTCCTATACATATGAATATTATCCAGCAGACCACCATCAATATCCGCAAGAACGCAACAATAATCGGATATGTTATTGCAATGATTGTGTCCAAGAACGACGACAAGTCTCATATGGAAAAAATACTGCTGGAAGATGTTATTGCTATGATTGTGGTCAAAGGGATAACAGCTTTATTTCAAATGGGTTTTTATTCTCGTAGTCTTTACTAATTCATATATAATTTTATGAATTACAATTAACTCTTTTAAAAATATTTAAAATACAAATTTTTTTTAAAATGTAGTATTATCCATAGAACTTGTTGTTAATTTCTTCTCTAGTGTTTTAATTTTGAAAATAAAACAATTTACTGTATCAGCATTACTATCATTACTAGACCCAAATGCAAATTCTGTACCACTAGGTAAGCTAATCTTAACAGTCATTTTACTTAATGTTATACGAGGATTAAATACTTTAATAATTCTTTCATCTACTGTGCCACCAGCCAATTTATAATACTTATACCCATTTTGTAAGGTATAATCCCTTAATATAGCAAGTGATTTAGACATATTATCATTTGTCCCTTGAAACATACTACCCAATTCCTGGATTTCTAATAATAAATATGGAAAGTTTGAACCATTATCACTAGCACCAGATGTGCTACTACTATCTATTAGAATTGCCTCCACTAGTTCAATCGAAACAACATTTTGAAAACCAGATAAAACAAATCCGCTAGTAGCACCACTAGATGGTCCGAATTTGATAACATATTCATTAGGAGATGTATGAGTAGTAGTGTTTCTATCTTTACTATCGATTGCTATATAGAATGATTTTTCCACTAATTCCTCAGTCATCAACTTTTCAACAACATTCTTATTCTCTTCTTCAAATTGAGTTGATTCGGGTGTAAATTGTGTATCAACTGTAGTATCTATTTCTTTTGGTTTAATATCATCAACATTATTAAAAGATGGTACTTTGGCTTTTGTTGGTATTCCCAAAGGTTCATTTTGTGCGTCTCTATTTATCATTAATTGATTAAATCTTTCTGTGTTTGTCATTTCTACTGATGTTTTTTTATTAGAGTTATCATCAGTATTATTACCTCTAGTTGGATTATCGTATTTATAATTATCTAAAAATTTATCATATCCAATTTGGGTATTATTATCAGTAGCATATTTAATCGCAGGAATAATTTGTGCTAGTTCGCCCATTTGTTGATTACCTTCTATAGCATAACCAGAATTTGCGTGTGGAGTATGTATTTTAACCTGAATTTTTTTGTCTAGTGTGTCAATAACTTCGTTTAAAACTTTTTTATTAGATACATCTCCTTTTTTTGCGTTTAATATCTTTTGAATATGTTGGGGCTGAATATTTAAAGATGTATAAAAATTAGGATATTTTTGTGTAAAATGGTTATGTATTTTATTTGCTATTTTTTCAATTAATTGTGGTGATGACATATTATTTTATATTGATTTGTTTTGTATTATATTATTTTATTAAAAATATAAACTTTATTATTGCTATATAACATAAAAAATAAGTTAATATAACACTAAATTTTTTTACAACTAACAAAACTTATAAACCTTTTCCATATAGACTGCCTACTTTGTTGTTGTATATTACTTGTATTATTTAAAAGATTATTATCAATATTATCATATGTATCGTATGGTTGATTATACGAAACAATATAAGATATATTAGATTGTTGCTCTGTTAATTGTTCTGTTAATTGTCCTGTTAATTGTTCTTTGTTATAGTTAGAATAATATTCATTTTGATACGAATATACATTATTTTTATTTACAATAGATACTATTTCACAATTATTACACATACATTGGGGGCAAATTATGTCTTTTTTTTCAGTATTACATTTTGATACCCAACACATAAAACAATTTAAATGATATTCATGCTTACACGTAAGAATTGCCACTTCTTCTATCAATTCATCTAGACAGAAACTACAATCTTCATATTCTTGTTTTGTTATAGTTTCTTGAGTAAAATTATTGCTATCTACAACACTTTCATCGAATGGATTTGAATTCGAATTCTCAATATTTGTATCATTTATTGTATTATTAGTATTATTAGTATTATTATCTAAGGGAACACTTATATTTTGTTGTCTATTATGTATTTTATTATATAAATTGTAATCTTCGTTTGTGTTTATATTTATATCTAAATTCTCATTAAATTTATAGTTAATTTGTTGGGAATTAGGAGTATCAGATGTGTTATTTTGGTTTCTATGATTATAGAAAGTTGTCATTTAATTATTAAACAATTTTGTTCATCTGTTATAATTTTGTGATAGAAATTTTAAAAATTGAAATCTAAATTACATATCTATATTAATCATAAAATTGTCATTAATTATTGCTATAATAATTATAATGGTTATAATGGCAGTAAATTTGATAGATACCGATATTAAAAAATATAATTATAAATTTAAACCAGATTATGATACTGACCCACTAAAATATAAAGAATATGGCATCAAAAATCATATTCGCAACTTTGTGGAATATTATTGTATATTACCAAATATTACAAACATCAGTGGATTTAATCTAAGATATTTAAAATGGTTCTTGGAAACAAATAATAGCCCAGGTGTTATTCTAATACAAAAAAGAAATGATAGATGGTTAGTATCTACAAATAGCAGACACCCTGGATTTCACAAATTCTTAATAAGTGGTATATTAATTGTTCTCGGAGAATTAAAGGAAAATGTAGATATTACTCATCAACAAGATGAAATATTAGAACAAATTCCAGAAGAATATCGTGAATATATTAAGAAAGAAGATATAACAATGATGGAAAAAGGTATTAAATCACCAGATGTGTTCGAATACTATTTAAAAGATTATGAAAAACGTGAAATTATTGATATGATTTCTAAAAATACGAATATTAAAAATATTATATACCTATTCAGAACATATCGTGATAAATATCCAAAAATGAGTTTCATTTCATTTCATATAAAAAATGGCAAAGATGACCAAAATTATATTTATAGTATTTCTACCAATTGGCTAGAAGAAGATGACACCACCTTAAAAAATAAAATAAATTTCTTCATTCACAGATTATTCAATGATAACAATGAATTACTCGACTTTGATATATCAATTAGTACCATAAAAGACCCACCAATAAAGATATTATTAAAACAGAATACTGATTTGTATAATTATGTTTCATTTCAAAAATATGATTTACCTATAAAGTGTTGGGTTCAACTGCTATTCGCAATAGGCTCATTTGGTATTCGAAAGTTTTATGACTTTGGTTATTTAGATACTATTATTGAAAAAACTATTGAATTTGTTGATGAATACCAAACATCAGATAATTACCAAATTACCAATTTACTCAAACGACTATACAAATTCGCATTACTAGAACCTATATTAAGTAAGGCTGACGGTAAAGTATATTTTAATGTTATAGCACGTTCAACAAATGATAATAATACAATGTTATCCTTACGTGCAAAATTTTGTATTTTCGCCGAAAGACTATTATGCCAAATGAAGGGCAATTATTCTGATGATGAAAAAAGTAAAATGATTATCAAATTTAGAGACCACTACAACAATAAGTTCTTCTTTTCCGATGAACAAAAAGAAAATGATTTGTCATATCAATACGTTCAACGTATACTAGATATATAAATCCTTTGGATATTTCAATTATTTGAACAATTAAATTATTTCAATTATTTTAATAAATAAACCCATTAAAATTTATTTTATTAATCATATTTTTTTATTTTTTATTTATGAGTTATTATTTGTTCTATAATAAAATATAACAAATCTTACCAATAACAATGGCTCTATCACCACTAGATGGCAGATATAAACAAAAAGTTCAAAGTTTATCTATGTTTAATGAAACGGAATGGTATATTTATCGTCTTAACGTAGAAATAGACTATTTCGCCTATTTAATAAAATTATTAGTATCGGAAAAACAAATTATATATGATAATGTAGATACTCTTCTAGATAAAATTAGAAGTATAGTATCAAATATTAACAAAGAAACTATTGTAAAAGAAATAAAGGAAATTGAGGCTACTACAAAGCATGATATCAAAGCAATTGAATATTGGCTTAGACGCATATTACTAAATAATAAACCTGATTTAACACATATACTAGAATATATTCATTTCGGTTTGACATCACAAGACATTAATTCAGTAGCATTTAGCCTACAATTGAAAGATGCTGTTGATGTAATTACCAAACGTGCTAAAATTGTATATAGCAGTTTAACCAATATGATTGATATTCCACATCGCAGAACTCCTATGTTAGCACTAACTCACGGACAACCTGCTGTACCCACCGTATTACACAAGGAACTCTTAGTATTCGCTGAACGTTTAGAATATACACTAGACTATATAAATGACCATTGGCATTTAACTAAAATAGGAGGGGCAGTTGGTAATATGAATGCCCATTACCTAGCATTTCCTGAGATTGATTGGAAGAAAGAAATGGAGAAATTCTGTAAGGAATTGGGACTAGATAGATGGCAAAGAACAACGCAAGTTTCTAATTATGATGATATTGGTATAGTGTCAGGTCTCCTAGTATCGATGAATTGTGTATTGCTAGACCTTTCACGTGATATTTGGGGTTATATATCTCGTGGAATATTTAAGTTGAGGAAAGATGAAGGACAAGTGGGTTCATCTACTATGCCACAGAAGGTTAATCCAATTGATTTTGAGAATGCTGAGGGTAATATTGCTGTTGCTAATTCGTTATTACAGATGATGCAAACCAAATTGCCAGTATCGCGATTTCAGAGGGATTTATCTGATAGCACAGTATTGAGAAATTATGGTGTATGTATGGGACATATACTAGTTGCTTTGGAAAGTACGATTAGTGGGCTAGGTAAGTTGGATGTCGATTTTGGTATGATGAAGGAAGAATTAGAGAGACACCCAGAGGTATTAGCAGAAGCAGTCCAAATTATATTGAGGAAGAATGGAATATTGAATGGTTATGATATAATTAAGCAGATTACGCAAGGAATGAAATATCAAGATTTGGATACTTTCAAGAGTGATATTATTGAATATATTAAGGATTTGGATAATATTGGTGAAAGGGATAAAATATTTATTGGAATGGAAATACAGAAGTTATCATATGAAGGATATATTGGCGATTATTGGGATAAAAAGTAAAAAGTAATTGTAATAATAATAATATTTTATAAAATAAAATTATAAAAATAAACAATTCAAATTTAAATTTAAATAATTAAAATTAATTTTTTATTAAAGTTAAGTAAAAATGGTTTTATCTTTTTCTCTGTATTTGTTAATTAAATCAGATAAAGCTTTGCGGATATTATGATTATTATTTTTAGGACAGTAACACGTATTTGCGGTTGGATTAGGTTTAGGTTCATCAATAATAATACCCACAGCATTACAATATAAATAAAACATATTGTATAGTTGATATGCTCCTATTGTCATATTTTCTACATATTTTTTATGTTGA